CCTCGACATCTCCAAGATGAATCTGCCCGAAGACGAGAAGCAGATCATCCAGCGCATGTTTCAGGAAGGCTTGGCCGAGGCCCTCCTCACCCGCGACCAGGCCCCCGCCTACCTTGCCCGCAGTCAAAACTCTTCCCTCTACAGCCTGGGCAAGAATGTGGGCAAGGTGATGGATGCCCTCTCCTTCGCCTTCGCCACAGCCGAAACCCTCAACCGTGTGGTGACCGGGGTCGCCACCTACCGAATGACGAAGGACGCCAGGTCTTTTGGCCGCATGAAGGATATGGCCAAAGGTGTGGGCACCGACATCCAGTCCCCCTTCGACGCTGTGGAGTGGGCCGTCCGGGAAACCCAATTCACGATGGGAAAACCCTTCCGTGCCAAGTTTATGCGTGGTATGGTAGGTGGCCTCGCCTTCCAGTTTGCCCCCTTCGCCTTCAAGATGCTGGGCTTTCAGCGGCGGGCCGCCGAATACTATGGGGGCAAGGGCATCCTCTCTGCGGGTCCGGGGCGCAAGGTCTTCGCCCTGCACATGCTGGGTCTCTTCGCCACCGCTGGGTTGTGGGGCCTTCCCTTCGCCGCACCGTTGGGGGATCTCCTTGACAAACTGCTGAAGGAGGCGGGACCCGCCGTGGGTCTCACCCCCGTCGCATTGAAGGCCGAGTTGCGGCAAACCCTCCAGGATCTCTTCGCGGAGATCCCCGGCCTCAACATGGTGGGAACTCCCGCCGAGTTGGCTGACTACTTCTTCAGTGGGCCATTCCGCGCCACGGGCATCGACATCTCCAAGAGAACGGCACTCGACATCGTCCCCGAAAACCTTCTCACCATGGACCTCCTCAACATGGGTCCCTTCATGTCCGCAGTGGTGGGCGGGGTCGAGGACGCAGTCACCTACAACAAGAAGGGCCTAGAGTTGATGGCCCTCGCCTCCTTGATGCCGGTCTTCGTCCGCAACGCGGCCCGCGCCTACACCATGCAGGACGTGGGCTTCATCACCCCCGGCAAGATTGAGCCGACCCTCCCGGCACGCGATCTGCAAGAAGGCCGCGACATCCTGGCCGTGAGTATTGGCTTCACCCCCACGAAGGTGGCCCGCGCCCGCGAAGCCAAGCAGGAGATGAAAGACCTAGGGACCAAGATGGATTCCCTGCGGCGCAGTTACACCGACTCCATCGCCTACGAGATGGCTTCCTTCTACCAAACCAAAGATCCATCCCACCGGGCAGAAGCCTTGCGCCTCCGTAAGGAAGCCATGGAGTTTGACCAGGGCAAGCCGTTGGTGGATCGCATCATCCAGGATGCCGACACCTTCAACACCAACGTCGAAACCAAGGTCAAGCAGATCCTGTATCCGCAGCGACCTGAAGCGGTGCCGAAGGTTGTTCGCGGCCCCTACGCAGAAAGACTCCAAAACTAGTTGCCGGTTTGGGGCATTCCCCCTACACTGCGGGCATGCTCCACATCTTCATTGGATACGACGCCAGGGAAGACATGGCCTACGAGGTAGCCGCGCATAGCGCCAAGCGGCACTGTAGCGTCCCCTGCGTCATCACCCCCCTCAATCTGGCGTACCTGACTCCGGGGAAATACTGGCGTAAGCATCGCCTCGAAGGCAACCAGATGATCGATGAGATCGACGGGAAGCCCTTCTCCACGCAGTTTTCCTTCTCCCGCTTTCTGGTTCCTCACATCGCCGCCGCCAACAACATCACCGACCTTGTGGTGTTTGTTGATTGCGACTTCCTGTTTCTTCACGACATCCAGAAGATGATCGAGTTCGTGGATCCGGATGTCGCGGTCTCCGTTGTGAAGCACAAGTACCATCCCCAAAACGCCATCAAGATGGATGGGGTCGCGCAGACGCAGTACCATCGTAAGCTGTGGTCCTCCTTGATGGTCTTCAATCCCACGCATGAGGACTGCCGGAAGCTGACCCCTGAATTGGTCAACTCCGCAAAAGGCTCGTACCTTCACGGGTTTGACTGGACTGAGTCCATCGGGGAAATCGATGAGACTTGGAACTGGCTTCCATACCACAGCCCCACGACCCGCTACAGTTACGAGGAACCCAAAGCCATCCACTTCACTGAGGGTGGACCCTGGTTCCCTAACCACCAAAACGTCCCCTATGCCGAGAAGTGGAAAGACGAAGCTCGTCTCGTCAAGCACGCATCCTTCAACTGGAATCATATTGTGGATTTCTCCAAATGAAAATCGTTACGTCTTGGGGACCCAAGGGTTGGGACCTGTACGGCAAGCGCTTCCTTGAGTCCACCAAGCTGTGGGATCCCGAGATCTCCTTGACGATTTACGTCGATGGGATGGACCCTGCCGAGGTCACATCCCCGCGACCAGCCACCATCAAGAAGCTGGAAGACACGGAAGGCTTCACCGAGTTCCGCACCCAACATGCGGACAAGAAGGGAGAAACCCCCGAGGGCTACAACTACCGGCTGGACGCCTACAAGTTTTCAGCCAAGGTCTTTGCCCTGCATGACGCCGCTAAGGACGAAGACCCCTTCATCTGGCTGGATGCCGACACCGTCACGCATGCTCCCCTCACCATCGACTGGCTGCGGGGAATATGCAAGCCCAGCATCACCCACCTGGGTCGTAAAGGAATCAACTACAGTGAAACGGGCTTCCTCTACTTTGAGGGGGTCCCGGCGCGCACCCTCATCGTGGACCTCTTCGACATCTACATGTCGGGAGAAATCTTCAACTATGCGGAGTGGACCGATGCCTTCGCATTCGAACGGCTCCTGACAATCCACAAGATGCACGGTCTTGAAGCGCACAATCTGGTTGATCCGGAATACGTCGGACTCGACGCCTTCGGTCATAGTCCCCTTCAGCAGGTATTCACCCACCTCAAGGGGAACCTTAAGAACAAGCCTACAAGTCTGAAGACCAGGTATGACCAACTGTCGGCCCTTGTCCAGCACTACCTCCCCAAGACCATCCTTGAGACGGGGACTTGGAACGGGGACCGCGCCATTCAAATGGCCAGTATCGCCTTCACTAAGTGGGATCACGTAGTCTATCATGGTTACGACCTCTTTGAGGAAGCTACGGCAGAAACGGACGCCAAGGAACACAACATCAAGAAGCACTTCAGCATCGAGGAGGTTGCCGCCAAGCTGGAGGAATTTGCCTCCGCTATGAAGGCGCGCAACAAGATCTTCGAATTCTTCCTCGTCAAGGGCGACACCAAGGAAACCCTGCAGGAAATCCCCGGCGTCGATTTTGCCTGGCTCGATGGCGGCCACTCCCTCGACACCATCGCACACGACTACGACGCATGCAAACGAATTCCGGTGATGGTCTTCGATGACTACTACGTGGCTGACGCTGCGGGCAAGATCCCCGCGCCGGAATTCCAGGGTGTCGCCGCCACCTTCCAGAAGATCACACGCCCCAAAAAGATCTACATCAGCAAGGATCCCGTCGCAGGGGGCGGCATCGTGCAGATCGCAGCGGTGGGTGACAACCTTCCGGACCTGCCCCCGGCTGGGGCGGGCATGGCCCCCATCAAGGTCACTGCCCAGGACTGCATGCCCAAGGAACACATCATCAACAACGTCAAGGAAAACTTGACACTTGTCAAGCGGTGGATCCGCAAGGGGCGACCCCACGACCGCAAGCTGGTTGTGGTCTCCGCCGGTCCCGACATCCACAAGCGCAAGGACAAGATCATCAAGATGTGGAAGCAGGGCGCGGACATCTGCTGCGTCAAGCACTCCCTCCCCACCCTGGTCTCCTGGGGCGTTGTCCCCGAATACCTAGTGTTGCTGGATCCCCGCAGCGTCGAGGGCACCAGCACCCACGGCATCCGGCGCACCACTCTCTTCGAAGAGATCCCGCCCGAGACCAAGGTGTTGGTGGCCTCGATGTCGGATCCCAGCGTCACCCGCTTTATCAAGACCAAGACTCACAACGTGTGGGGTTGGCACGCCTTGACCCAGGCGCTGCTGAAGTCTGAGGTTTTCCCGGAGGGATCCCTCCTCATCAACGGGGGAACATGCGCCGCGTGGCGCAGCGTCAGCATCGGCAACTCCCTGGGCTACTCGGAGTTCCACCTCTTCGGGTTCGACTTCTGCTACCCTGAAAGCCAGATCGACAAGGCAGCCAAGGATGAGCATGGCCGCCCCAAGTACATGGAGATCACGGTCGGCAACACCGGCAAGAAGTTCTGGAGTACCGGCGAGTTGATCGCTGCGTCGCAAGATGCCCAGCACTTCTTCTCCAACGTCAAGGCGATGGGCATGCGGATCTACTGCTACGGGGAAGGCATCGGCCCCACCATGTGGAAGATTCTCCTAGGCCAGCAAAATCAGGACATGCCCACGCTGCAGGAAATCTTCAAATGAACATTTTGATACTACCTGATAGCCATAGTAAACCCGGCGTATCCCTTCGACGCTTCCACTGGCTGGCCCGCTACCTCATCGACACCGAGCCGGATGTCCTCCTCTGCCTGGGGGACCTGGCGGATATGCCCTCCCTCAGCAGCTACGATGGCAGCATCCTCACGGGCACCAGCCGCAAGAAAGCCTCCTTCAACAACCGCAACATCCAGTCCGATCTCGCCGCCGCCAACCACGCCATTACCTTCCTCAACGAGTTTCGCGGCAAGAAGATCTTCTTGATGGGGAACCACGAAGAGAGGATCAACCGCGCCCTCTCCAACGTCCCCGAGTTGCAGGGCACCCTCGGCCTACACAACCTACACTTGCATTCGTGGGAGGTAGTGCCCTTCCTGGAAGACTTCAGCATCGGGGGCATCGCCGCATCCCACTACTTCGTCACGGGGGTGATGGGCAAGTCGATTGGGGGCGACTACCCCGCTGCCAATCTGCTGCGCCGCCAATACCAATCGGCGGTGATGGGCCACAGCCACGTCTGGGATATCGCGATACGCAAGGGATCTCGAAAACTTTTCGGGCTGGTGGCCGGTTGCTATCTTGACCCAACCCAAAAAGAAGAGTATGCTGGACCTGCCCAGGGTATGTGGACTTCAGGGGTAACCCTTCTGCGCGACGTGCGCCAGGGCTTCCCGCACGGTGGGTGGGAATTCATCCCCGTCACGACACTGGAGAAAGCCTATGGCAAAGACCCCCGCATGGCAAAGAGCCGAAGGTAAGGATCCCAAGGGCGGCCTCAACGCCAAGGGCCGCGCCTCCTACAACAAGGCCAACCCCGGCAAGCCTGGCCTCAAGGCCCCGCAGCCCGAAGGCGGATCCCGCCGGGATAGTTTCTGTGCCCGCATGAAAGGGATGAAGAAGAAGCTTACGTCAGCAAAAACCGCCAACGATCCCAACAGCCGCATCAACAAATCCCTTCGGGCGTGGAACTGCTGACATGAGCAACAACTACTTTGCTGCATTAACCGTCTACTTGGAACCTGAGAAATACTCCGTGCTGCGCGGAAACGGTTCCCATGCGGAAGTTGAGGAAACTCTGCAACTCATTTGTAAGTCTGGTCCGGTTTCCGTAGTATTGGTTAACAAGCCGAAGGATCAGACGACATGAAGTCTACCCCCAAAAACCCCAAGCTGTGGGCTGCAACCAAGGCTGCCGCCAAACAAAAATTTGACGTGTATCCTTCGGCTTACGCCAATGCGTGGGCAGCCAAGGAATACAAGAAGAAGGGTGGAAGTTGGGGTGGCGCGGACAACCGCGTCAAAAAGAAATGAAGGGCGGCTTGGGCAAGTGGTTCGGTGAGAAGTGGGTTGACGTAAAGACCGGCAAGGAGTGCGGTCGCAGTGGCGCAGAGAAATCGAAGCGGGGATACCCCGCCTGTCGCCCCGCTGCTGCCGCTGCGAAGATGACCCCCGGCCAAAAATCTGCAATGGCCAAGAAGAAGACCGGGCCAGCCCGAAAGAGTTGGCCGGTATCACCCTCCGGAAAGGCGAAGTAAGATGCTGCCAGCAATCGTGTCGATGGCCCCGGCCCTCTTCAGCTTGATTGATAACCTCTTCACCTCCGACAAGGAAAGGGACGAGGCCAAGCTGAAACTCATTCAGATGGAGAAGACGGGTGCCCTTGAGGAACTCAAAGTTTCTATGTCTGCGATCCTTGCTGAGGCGCAGTCCGCAGATCCCTACACCAGCAGGGCACGCCCCACCTTCCTCTACGTCATGTACGGGGCGATCCTCCTCTGCTTCGTCGGATCTATCATCGGCATCTGGTTCCCCCACCATGTGGCTACCGCCGCCACAAATCTGGGAAGTCTCCTCGCCGCCATCCCCGAATCCCTCTGGTGGCTCTTTGGCGCGGGCTACCTGGGCTACACCGCGACCCGCAGCTTCGATAAGTGGAAAGCCAAATGAGCCGGTTTGAGACGTGCCTGGGCTTCGTGCTGAAGGAGGAGGGCGGCTTCGTGGATCATCCCCAGGATCCGGGCGGGGCCACCAACCACGGCATCACCAAAGACACATGGGAGGCGTGGGCCAAGAAGCCCGCCACCGTCGCAGACATCCGTAACCTGACGGTGGCTGATGTCGTCCCCATCTACAGGGATCGCTACTGGGAAGCGGCCAAGTGTCCCCGGCTGCCGCTGGGGGTGGACCTCGCGGTCTTCGACTTCGCTGTGAATTCGGGACCCGCCACTGCAATCCGCCATCTACAAAAGGTGGCCGATACCGAAGTGGATGGTTTGTATGGACCCGCCACCAACGCTGCTGTGTGGGGTTCCGATGCCACCCAGTTAATCTTCGACTTGTGCCAGAGTCGATACCTATTCTTGCAATCTCTGAGTCACTTCCCCACATTCCGCAAAGGATGGACGGCGCGAATTGCGCGAGTCCTCAGTCAGTCTCTAGCTTCTAGGATGATCTAATGATCTACTTCGATTCGGTTCTCTACCCGGAACCCACCCCGGACACCCGCTTCTATGGGATGAATGTTCCCAACCTGGAAACCCTTCATCAGTTGATGGTCTACCAGATCGGATTGCTGGAAGCGATCAGCCGCGCCAACATCAACATGCAGATCTCACGGCCCCCCATGAAGAAGAAGATGGCCGAAGGCAACCCCAAGGTCAAGAAGAAGCGGGAAAAGAAGGTAAAGCAAGTGTAACACTCCGTGGCAAATCACATACGAAAGCGCCAAATCCAAATCAAACTAGTCAACACCAAGATCTGGCGCTTCCCCAAAGGCATGACGTTTCTCGACTACAAGCGCATTGCTAACCGTTTGCTAAAGCGAGAGACAATCGATAAAGAGTGGGTAAGCCACATGCTGGGAAGGCCGGTGGGTCCCACTCTTTACCTCTGGATCATGCGTAGGTTGCAGGACGAGGGAAGGTTGGCGGGCCGCCGGGTCAATCCAGATGCGCCCCGGATACGGCTTCGTTCGAAACTGCTGCCCTTAGTTGTCGGTAAGCCGCGTCCACGCAGGACTTCAACTCCTCCAGGGACTCCAGGGAGTGAACCGAGGCGTCGGGGAAGACCTCCTTCAAAAGCGAAGGCACCGATACCTGCACCTCCTGAAAGCCTCGCTGGTCCCCCACCCGCAGCACCAGATAGCGACCCGAAATTCCAAGTCGCATCGTGAGGTTGTAGGTTATCGGTGGCAAGCTAAGTTCCATGGTCATCTCCACATGATCTCTGCGTAGCGATGGGTTGTCATACTCAGTAGGTACTCCAGATCGCAGCTATCCGGGTTCCCCCTATTCAGGTTGCGGAACACCTGGGCACAGGCGACAGGCCCTGGAAACGCTTCAATCACCGCTGGCAAGTAGACATCAAACAGTTTCTTCTTGGCCCCCGGCCTATGGGATAGCTTGACCTCGATGATGAGGGTCGGCGCCTTGGGCCGCAGGACGATGATGTCGGGTTGGCAAAAGCTTTTCCCCACATACAGCCACTGGCCGTGGATCAGGGTGGCCGAAGGATCCAGCAAGCCTACCAGATCCCGCACCACCCGCCTCTCGTAGTTAACGCCGCGCCTTTGTATACGATTGTACGTATCGGGCGGCAGGATCTGGGGTCTCGACCCTAACATCACAGAGGACATCCAACAACGCTCCAATGATTTCCGTGGGGTTGCCCTGCTTGTCCCGCAGCGATGCGTCGCGCATCACCTTGAGGGGCACCCCATGCTGCAACGCAATGCTTATCACCGTGGCAGCGGTGCAGCAGATGGCGTAGAGGTCGGTCCCCGCCCGTGGTCCCGCGATGAAGACTTCCCGGATCGCACCGCCCGCCACGCTGTAAGAAACGTGGTACCTCTCTCCGTTGAAGAGCAACTCCTCAATCGTGGATTCCCTGCGATTGGGGAGTCGGTGGCGCGAACTGAAAGTTACAACGGATGACATACACGGATCCTTCCTTGAAGACTTCGACGGGGACCTCACGGCCCCGCTTTCTGTAGTAGGCCCTGATCTTGTTGGCCAGATTCTGGCTGTGGTATTTGCTACCTAGGTAGTCAGGCAAGTCCATCGGGGTTGTCCTTCTTCCGCTTCCCCCAGTTCATCCCAGTCTGGGATTCCCAGGGAATCAGCATTTGTCTCTTGACCCCGAAGATGTCGGTGACTTCGATGGGGTGCGTGAGGCATTCTACTATCGGCGGTAGTAGGACATCAACCTGATCCTTGGGGATCTGGCCAAAAGCTGCGTCGTGGATGTTGTTGAGGATCTGCACGGAAGGCAACCTAGTGTATATCTGCAGCAAGCCACGGGAGGTCATGTCCCCCACCGTGGATTGAGGGACGTCGGCGATTGCCGCCCGCAGCGTCGTGTCATCGTAAGGGTTGCCCCAAAAGTTGCGGACCCTGCCGAAGGGCGTCACCAGCCGGTGGGTTGTCTGAATCTGCTGGTTGACCCAGGCGTGCCACTTCCTGATGTTGGGGAAGGTCTTGAAGTACAGCTTTTGAAACTCTTCGATAATGCTAATTTCAACCTTGAGTACAGTGGCAATGGTACGGGCAGTACCACCGTAATTACTACCGTGCGCGGCCCTCTTTGCAATGTCGCGATAGGACATTTCTCGATAGTATTTTCTATCGGCTAATTCCCGCTTGGGTTCGAAGCCGAAGACCATCGAGGCCACCATCGTGTGGACATCGCCGGATTCAACGGCTTTGATGTAGGCTTCGTCTCCCGCCAGGTAGCCGACGACGCGGGCCTCCGCACCCTGCTGATCGCAGTTGAAGAAGATGTATCCGGGATCGGGGATGAAGATGCGGCGGACGTAGTCATCGATGTTTTGGAGGTTGCCGCCCCACCCGTAGGGGTGGCTGCTACTGCTCCACCTGCCGGTGTCGGTGCCGCCTATATTGAAGTTGGCGTGCCACCTGCCATCAGGGGACAACTGCTTCATCACGGTGTCAATGGTCTTCTCCAGATCCCGCATCTGCAGGAGGGGAGTCGTGATGGGCATGGCCCTAGTGTATTCCCTATGTAGTTTCTCCAGGGTGTCCCGATCCGTGGAGACTTTCTTCTCCCCCTTCTTCGACACGATGACTTCGGGCAGGTACAGCCGCTGGTACAGGAGTTCCTGAAGCTGCTTGTAGCTGCGGGGATTGTAGGTTTTGCCGAAGACTTTCTCGCAGATGTAGTCGAAGTTATCGACCACCTTGGTAAGGCTGTTCTGCAACTCGGCTGCCATCTGGTCGCGTGCGTTGAGGTCGATGCGGATCCCCTTCTCCATCATGGCAACCACCATGGGGAGAAGCGCCCTCTCGAATTCATAGGTGGGGCTGCTGGGGATCGCGGCTTCAATCTCCCGCGTCATCATCCCGTCGAGACCGTTGTAGATCATCTGCTGGAGGATGGGATCCATCGGCGGCAGGTTGTCCGTTGTGATGCGTTTCATGAAGAGTCTCTTTCAATTTCTCTAGATCATGGATGATCCGCATGGCGTATATGGAGAAGTCCTGCAACTCTTCCTGGGCGTGGGTCAGCCACTGGTGAAGGGTCAGGTCGCCTCGCTCCATTGTGGTGCCGTACTTGCGGAAGCCAGCCGCTGCTCGTTGCTGGAAGGACTCGACCACGGCCTGGGTGTACTTGTCCATTGGGCTTCAATCTCCCGGCTCAACTGACTCAACAGCGACAAGGCGTGGGTTTCGGATATGGGGATTTTGTGGAAGACACCGGCCACCATCACGTTGAGGTAGATGGTGTCCTCCCTAGTGAAGTAGGCGAGGTCAACCGCCACCGAACAATGCGGCACGGTTGATAGCCCTGCCCTCCTTGATCATGCGGGCCACGGATTCCCGGAAATACGCATAGTCGATGTCGAGGAGACAGCAGAAGTCTTTGAGGTTGGTGGCTGAGGGATGGAAGATCACCGTGCGCGCCTGGTCCCGAATCACCGGGGTGGATTTGGGGGAGGTGGCATCCTCCACAGCCTGGACGATCACGGCCAGCATCAACTTCTCTTCCGGGGTGTACTCTTTGGGAGGGGTGGGATCCACATGGGCGTGGTAGTTGATGGAGTCCCATCCCCCCATGATCAGACTCTGGTTGGACTTGTACTCCCGGTTCTGCTTCTTCCCCTTCCTACTCATCTTTCTTGTTCCTATCTTTTACCTTGCCGATCCGCAGCAGCTTCCACGACTTCTCGTTACAGTAGATGCTGCCCAGGAAACCCAGGGATTTGGGCCACTCAATCTCATGGCTGTGGGACAGCAGCATGGTATCGTCTACGGGATACTTGATGTTGATGCCCCACCGCGTCAGATACGTGAGATCGTAGACGGCATTGTGCGCCAGCTTGTTACAGGAAGATGACATCAATGTGTTGATTGTGTTACGGATGGGGGTGATGTCGGACCACGTTGCGTAGGGTTCCACCAGGGGAAACACGTAGACCTGGGTGGGCGATGTGGCAAAGCAGATCATAGTGATCTGTTGCTGGTGGGTCTCGATGTCGAAGGCGAAGGATCCCGCCGCGAGGATGGCATCTTCGGCCCGCTTCGCATCTTCCACGGTTTCCACGATGTTGATGGTGCGGCGGGGGAAAGTACTGGTGGGTTTCTGGGATTCGGCCCACGCCTTCTTCAGATCCATAGCCAGTACGGGCAGGAGGCTGTGGTCCTTTACGAGGGCGCGGGGGTGGTGCGTCCCGATGACTCGGCAATCAGAGGAGTATACGATGGTGCCTCGATGATCCGACAGCTTCTCACCTGTGAGGGTCCAAAAGGCAAGGTCACCCATAGCGAGTACGAGGTTACCGTTTTTGAGGGTGTTTCGTACTCGATGATAATCTGGGATGTACTCGGATCGGAGGTAGCCCAGTTGTTTGTGCTTTGGGTTTCCAATGGCTTCATCGGGTGCGCCCTTCGATGGGTGGAAGAAGCTTGAGGGATTGTTGAAGCGCGGGGGATGCGGGAAGAGGGACACAAATTCGTGCTGCCCTAGGTGGGCATACCTTGCTGCTACCTTCAGCAGCTTGGCTGGGTAGCCCGACACCGGCAGATTCTCCTTCACATCCTGGATGGAAGGGTAGTCAACGACAATGATCATTTGACAATGCTTGGATTCAAGTCGTTGCAGACGGCAATCTTTTTCATCCCCGCCTTGAATTCTCGAAGAGATCTATGCCCAACCCAAGCGTCGTGTTCTTGTTGCAGTTGGACGTAGAAGTGGGATGGCAATCCCAACTTGTTGCGTACCTCTGGAAAAATTCTAAACACCGACTCCCAACCTGTGTTTTCCATCCTTGGGTTATACATATGGTTGGGAATAAGACAACCCACAGCACACTTCAGCACTTTGCCGTTGCGGAGCTTGTGCCGATACCTGCATTGGTTTGTGGCTTTATCGAAAGCAGGGCGACCCTGGGCGACAAGGAACTTGTAGACTTTGTTGAAGGTGGCTTGCTTGGACGGCATGAAGAGTCTCCGGATAGAAGAAGGGGCGGGCAACCCCCTTGGATCACCCGCCCCCTTAAGTCACGCGGCCATGAAGGACGCCACGTTGAGGTACTCTTTGCCGTCCCGGCCCTTCTCGGCCTTGTAGTCGAACTTGGCTTCGACCCCAACCAGAGACTCGAAAGCCTCCTTGATCGGCACCGCATCCGTGAGATCCGGATTCAGCTTCTTCATCGCAGCCTTGCTGTACTTGATCGCCGCGTCCGTGAAGTAGAGGCGGCTGGTACGGAGACTGCGGTTCAACTCGACGCCCTCTAGGTCCTGGCCCGATAGGGCTTCCCGCGCCTTGAACTCAAGGATCGCGAAGGGCTTGTTGTCCTGCGTGGTCTCCAGCTTGTAGCCAGAGACGTAGCCCAGGTAACGACCCGGCGGGATCTCGCGGATGTCTTCGACGCCTTCGAGGGTACGATTCCAGAAATCAGTCATGTCTCTTCTCTTTCTCTTCTCACTGTTCGATCTGCTTGAGGATGGCACCCAGATCGAATGGTGCCTCTGCAGTCACCCGGTGGGGTGCGCTGCATTTCAGGTAGCCCATATCACGGGTCGTCTGGGTTTGCAACATCGGCTTGCCGTCTTTGCTACGGGTCGCCAACCAGACGTTGTTCATGTAACGGGCCACGATGGTGGGAAGCTGCTGCCCCAGGAAACTGGGGAATGCCTTGATGATGCCGCCCGTCTTCTGGTTCTCGATGAGACGCAGGTGGGCGATCAGCACCAGATGGAAATTGTACTTGTCGGAGGTGAGGCGGGCGATCTGGTTTTCGAATCGCTTACGCATGACATCCCAGAGGCTGCGGTCGAAGCCCGACTTGTCGTCCACGATCCCGTTTTCCTTGAGGATCTGGGCCATGCAAACGTCGTTCCAGAAGGTGGCGGAATCCACCACCAGCACCGTCTTACTGTCCCACTCCTCCAGTGGTCCGAGATCCTCATCGGGCAGGGTCCACTTGGTGGTCACCGCAATGGACTTCTTCCATGAGTCAGGATCCTTGGAACCAATCGAGAAGTAGCTGATGTTGTCAGCCTTACCTTCCTTGAGGTAGGCTGTCAAGATCCCAAGGTTGTTGTCAAGGTCAAGGATCCTGACCTTGTAGTCCTGGTTGGCGAGGGTCGCCATCAGGCCGGTCTTGCCCGCCCCCGGATCACCGAGGAGGAGCAGCTTCATCCGCTTTTGGTTTGGGTGTTTCGAGAAAACAGGCATTCTACATTCTCCAGTTCTGATTCATCTGCCCAACTTAGGGATCCGTCAGGCAATCCAACGGTATAGATTGGGCTGGGGTCGCCCTCTACGAGGACGGTGGTACCAGGGGGGAACTTGTTGATGGTGGTCTTCGTGATAGATCTGTGAGTCCAGCGTATCATTTAGAAGTTACACTCGATATCAACTTCGCGAAGGATCTCGCGTGACAGACTAGTCTCTTCAGCCCATCGGCTAGCAAAAGAAGGATCCGTAGGCGCGCAGACCACACGACGTATTCCTTTGCTGGCGATGGAGAGGGCACAGAGATTGCACGGGGGGTGGGTCGTGTAGAGGGTGGCCCCCTTGGTGGGGAAGGCCGCGTTGTCCAACACGTTCCGCTCCGCGTGAAGGGTGTACCTTAGACGAGTGGCCCGATCAGTCAAGCGTTTTGTGGAATCTTCCAGGCCAGGGGGAAACCCGTTGTATCCCAAGGCCACCTGTGTCTTGGAGGATCCCACCAGGACGGCACCCACCTTGGTGCTGGGGTCCTTGGACCAGGTGGCAACGTGGGTCGCCAGATCCAGGAACCTATCATCCCACTTCTGTTGTGTTGTCGAGGGCGACATCCACTAGTTCTCCCATGCGTCGGATGAGGGATGCGGCTTTCTCTGCTGCTTCATCACAGGTGAAGTACATGCCGCAGTAGGTTCCGTTGCGGGCTGCGTTTGCGAGATGCCGGAGGAACTCCTCGCTTACTGCTGCTAGTTCTAGGGACATTGGGTTTCCTTTTGTTGAGGATGGTGACGAGTTCTTCGGTGATGGCGTCCACGGTGCGGGGGTTACCCGACACCGGGACGATCACCAAGATCTGCTTGCGGTTCCGGAAGATGGACCCGCCTATGTGGGTGTAGATCATTTGATGGTGCAGACCGAAGCCACGGGGCAGTACTCTTCGCAGCGGACGTTGGATCCCTTACGAACTTCAAGGAAGAGTTGCTTGCTATCTTTCTGGTTGGCCATGAAAGCGGTGGCTTCCGACTCGGTATCGAAGAGGCGGACTGCGGTCTTGCGTCCTTCCTTCATGACGGCAACCTTGGGCGGACGATGCCAGCGATCTTCCAGCGTGCAGGGCGGCACCTCCTTGTGGTACTGAATGCGCTGGGTGATCTTCTCCTGCGCTTCTTCCACGGACCAGAGGGGGATGTCCACCACCTGCACTGGCAGGGATGGGTAGTCCAGGCTGCGGTCTGCCGATCCCTTGTGCCAGTCCCGCAGGAAGGCCACGATCTGCAGATGCTTGACCTCGACCCCATTGCTGCGGAGGAGGAAGGCATACGTGTTGAGTTGGTTCTCCCACTCGGGTTCCACCAGGGAGTGCTTGAAGCGGGGAACGGAAGTGACCTTGTAGTCTTGAAGGATGCCCTCTTCAAGGAGGAGCCTGTCGAATTGGCCACTCAGGAGGACGCCATCGACGTGGGCGAAGAGACGCTTCTCAGGTATGGCTTGATTGTCGTAGCGTGCCATCACTGCGTGGAAGCCCACGCCTAGGAGGGATCCCAGAAGATCGCTGGCATCCACCGGCAGATCGGGGTGCTGCTTCTGGAGGGCCACCATGTGGGGCGGCTTCCAGAGGGAGGTGGCTGTAAGGTCCGCACCTCCTGAGTCGTACTCGTTTGCTTCCAGTGCAGCGACCATGGGCTGCGGCAGGTTGTACTTATTTGATAGCTTCATGGAAACCTCTTACCTTTCGGAGGGAAACGCATTCGGGGAATCCCAAATGCAGGTTGGCGGGAAGTGTTGCTTTGATTTCGAGGTAGCGGCTGCGGCATTCCTTTACGGACTCGACTTCTTCGATCACCGCAACGCAGAGACGGTGCCCCGGTTGTTCCCCAAGGGGACAGGCCAGGACGTAGAGGGCGAATAGGTTGGGGGTCATATCTTCCTCTTCGGCTGGAGGACCACGTCGAAGCCAAGCACATCGGCCACGGCCATGACAAGAGAAAGTTTGGGGTCGCGTTCCCCCTTGGCCCAGCGGCGGACGGCTGCCCTGCTGACCCCGCTGCGACGGGAGGTCCCCTCAAAATCGCCCGAGGCCTCCTCGACATACACCTGATAGAGTTGCTTGATGAGGGGGTTGCAGTTGGGGGCGGCAGCCTTGACCCGCTTGCGGGCAGAGACCATAGCCCCGGCATCGGAGATGTGGCGAAGGTGGATGTCCCGGTTGGTCCAGGTGCGGGTACCCCCATGGCTCACGGCAGATACCTCAGACACAGGATGAGGATGGAGGTTGAGAAGGATGCGACACCTACAAACAGCCACACTAGGAGGGTCCACTCCTTCCAGTCCAGATTCTTGCGGAAGGGCTTGACGACGTAGGGTGTGGCACACAACCCAGTGGCGAGGAGGAATAAGCCTAGTCCGAATAGCATGATGATTCCTTTTCCATATCTAGAAGTGCAGTCAAGATTTCTGCGGCGACTTGCGGGACGATCGCATTGCCATAGGCGCGCAAGCGTCCCACTCGGGCGGTAGCCCTATCAACCAACGGGAATGTGCCGGGTTCAACTGGCCTCGCTTTGCCGTCTCGGCAGGGTATCCAGTCGGCTCGGGACCAGAAGCCATCTGTGTCTGCTCGGGGAGATTGTGGCCCCTCGAGGCCCAGTCCTTGACCGGTTCCGGTGTCGCCGCGCCTCTGTGATCCGATGTTGTCGGCGTCGCCCATCCAGCCAGCCTCGCCACCTCGTTCAGCGGCGGTCCCTTCCCGCCCCTGTCGTGGACCCCATCCAGATCCGCTCCCTTGTGGTCCCGCGCCTGGGGTGTGGGCCACCCACCACAGACGCTGCCGGATGTGCGGAGCGCCGACGCTCGCAGCGCAGAGATCGATCGCCCCTGTGGCGTAGCCCGCACCTTCCAGGTCAGAGCATACACCGTCGAGCCAGTTGAGACCTGCCCGGCTTGCCACTTGCTCGCCAACGACGACAGAAGGCCGGAGGGCTGCGACCAGGCGGTGCATCTCGGGCCAGAGGTGCCGTTCATCTGCGGTTCCTCGTTGCTTGCCAGCAGTGCTGAAGGGTTGGCATGGGCAGGATCCAGTCCACAGGGGTTTGTCGTCTGGCCAGTGGGCGAGGCGTGCGGCGTAACTCCACCCTCCAATACCGGCGAAGAGGTGGACTTGAGTGTATCCTTTGAGGTCGTCGGGTTGCACATCAACAATACTCCTTTCATCCACGATGCCGGGGGCAATCAACTTGGCAGCAATCAAGTTGCGTAACCACTCGGCAGCATACGGATCGTTCTCGTTGTAGTAAGCGGTCATGCCTTCACCTCATCCAAAGCGACTATCAACTGGAGGCATGCCCTCGCGGTGCGAAGGTGATCTACGGGCAGAGCGAAGTCGGCACGCCACGCTTCGGCAGCTTCCCGTACCTGCTGCAGATTTGCGTTGAGGGCGCGGAGCCGCTCAATCTCAGCCTTCATGGCACGAGCCCTAGCAATGTGGACCCAACTACCCTTGGGGTCGAGGGCCATGGATGTCCCATTGTACACGTCTTGGTCGGGGGAGTAGGTGATAAAGTCACTCATGGCTTGGCCTCATCGTGGAGGACGTACTCTTCGGAAATCCAGGCGTCATCAACCCAAATCCCGTCGAACTTCTTGTCGAACTTGTGGGCATTGATGTCGCCAACACATTGTTCTGCCAACTTTCTGTCAGCATAGACCCTGTAGACCGTCCTCCTGGTATGTCCTTCAATGAAGCATCCCTCGATGAACACCAACCAAACGACTTTCTTGCTCATGGCTTGGCCTCCTTGTCGATTTCCAGGCAGAGCAGCGCCTTCGTCATGGCGCGGCATCTTCTAGCGCGTAAGTCGCTGTTTGCTGATGACCGTAGCAGCCGGTGCATTGAGCCGCCACGCTGGGGTGGGGTCTGGTTTGGATCTGCCGCAGGGCCTTTTCCAACACCTCGACGCGGGCGCGCAGCCACCAGCGGATGACGAGCGGGGCGGGGCGGTGGGTCATGGGGTGGCCTCCAGTGCAGCGCGGGCTGCTTTTTCAATATGTGGCGGAACGGAATTGCCGGTCCGATGAGCATGGAGATAGATATTGAGGTGCGCGCGCAACGACCAGACCTGTGCGCGGAGGCGCTCAATAGTGTTTGCCGCATCATAATGCAGCTTGTTCTGCGACAAATCAGTCGTCAGTTCTGATGGCGCGAGCAGCCGGAGTACGATGTCCTCGCTCATGGCTTGGCCTCCAGCGCGGCGCGCA